TCCACGGATTCGAGTTCCGCCCCGCACGCCCGCCTCGCCATTAAGGAGTCAAGATGGCCTACAATCCTTCCGTATACAACCAATGGCAGCAATGGCAGACGCAGCCCGTCAACGGGCTTGTCAGCGTGAGCGGCGAGCAGGGCGCCCAAATGTACCCGCTTCCTCCGAATTCGGTAAGTCCGCCCCTGTTCCTTCAGGAAGAGAACGCCTTCTTCGTGAAGCGTACCGATGGCGGCGGAGCTGCTACTTTGAAGAAGTACACCTTCCAGGAAGCCCCTGCCGCCGCAGCGCCTCAAGCTCCTGAATTCGTTACCAAGGAATACTTCGACCAGCAGATGCAGACGATCATGGAGGCCATCAATGGGAAACATCCTGTTCCAGAACAGCAACCGACAGGGCAACACATTGCTCGCAATGATTAACCAGGCCAAGGGCATGGGGCCCTCGAACGTCGTGTTCGCCCAGATGTACCAGTCCAACCCGCAATTCAGGCAGTTCGCGGACAGCATGCAGGGCAAGACGCCCGAGCAGGCGTTCCGCGAGAACGGCCTCGACTTCAACCAGTTCAAACCTTTCAAATGGTAGCTACCCAAGCGGCCGTAGGGTATCTATAGAAATGCTCGACATAAAGTAGAAAGGAACGTATATGGCTCTACAAGACATGACCCCCGCAGACTTGGCCGCAGTTCTCAACAACGATGGCGACGGTTTCGGCAACGGCAACGGCTGGTGGATCATCCTGCTGTTCCTCTTCCTCGGTTGGGGCAACCGTGGATGGGGCGGCTCGGATGGCGGAGCAGGCAACGTCGGCGGCAACGAGCTCTATCCCTGGATGGAGCAGCAGTCGGCGCTGTGCAACGGCTTCGCGAACCTGACCAACGCCGTGACCGGCGGCTTCGCCAACGCCGAGACTGCGGCGACCACGCGCCAGATGGCCAACATGCAGCAGATGTTCGGCCTGTCCCAGCAGTTCTCCCAGTGCTGCTGCGACAACCAGCTCGCCATGGCGAACCAGACCGCGACCATCCTCGCCGAGAACTGCGCGGACCGACAGGCCGTATCCGACGGCGTCCGCGACATCCTCGCCAACCAGAACGCAGGCATCCAGCGCATCCTCGACCAGATGTGCCAGGACAAGCTGGACGCGAAGAACGAGGAGATCGCACAGCTTCGCCAGCAGGTCCAGATGATGAACCTCTCCGCCTCCCAGCAGGCGCAGACGGCGCAGATCCTGGCGGACAATTTCGCCCAGACCAACGCCCTCGAGCAGTACCTCGCCCCCGTTCCTCGTCCCGCCTACGTCGTGCAGAACCCCAACTGCTGCCAGCAGTGGAACGGCTGCGGTTGCGGTTCCTTCTAGATCGGCGGTATGACTATGGCAGAATACGTCAACCCGAACGTACAGCTGGTGCAGCCGAACGGCAACGTCGTGCTGCAGTCGTCTATTCCCTGCAACAAGGGTTATGTCATCCACCGCAACGGGTCCGGCATCCTGACCCTCCGCGGCATCACGTCCGGCTGCAACAGCCGCGCCCGCTACCAGGTGACCTTCAACGGCAACATCGCCGTCCCCGAGGGCGGCACCGTCGGCCCCATCGCCGTGGCCCTCGCGATCGGCGGCGAGGTCGTCAAGACGTCCCGCGCCATCGTCACCCCTGCGGCGGCAGGCGACTACTTCAACGTCACGTGCACCGCGATCATCGACGTCCCGACGGGCTGCTGCGTCAACGTAGCAGTGGAGAACGCGTCCCCCATCGTCGACGACGCGACGGTCGCAACCATCCCAATCAACGTCGTAGATGCGAACCTCACGGTTTCCCGCATCGCCTAGGAGATGATCGAATTGGTAGAAGATATCTACAAGCTCAAGAACAAGATCCTCCTGCATGTCGAGCGCGAGACTCAGAACATGGATCGCATCGACGTCAAGGAGGTCGGCGAGCTCGTCGACATGGTCAAGGATCTGGCAGAGGCCGAGAAGTCCTGCTGGGAGGCGTCCTACTACAAGGCCGTGACGCAGGCCATGGAAGGCGGCCAGGATGCCGCTGGCTACGGAGCCATGCGCGGCTACGGCCAGCAGTCCATGCGCCAGGGCTACGGCCAGGGCCAGCAGGGCGGCCGCCAGGGCTACCACGGCGATGAGCTGATCGACAAGCTGGGCGAGGAGTTCCGGAGCCTCTCGCCCGACGAGCAGATCATGATGAAGGGCAAAGTCCTCTCCGTGATCGGATCGATGTAGCATGAGGCCGGTGATGGTCAACGGGGAGGCGTGGCAGGTGAGGCGCGTGCCTCCGGCGGACCCCTCCCTCGTTGACCGCACCGGCAGCCTCAGGGTGGGCACGGCCGACCCGGCGACGCGCACGATAAGCCTGTCGAACGCCCTCGTCCCTCCGTTCCTCGACGCCGTCCTGCTGCATGAGGTGGCGCACGCGATACTGGCGCCGTACGGATTGCCGGACGACTTCGAGGAACAGGCCGTGTCGATCATAGAGAACAACAGTTTCGAGGCAGCCGCCGTTGCGTCCCTATCTTTGGGAAGGCCTCTTTGCATATTGGGACGCTGCATGGTTGCTTTTTGATTTATAATAGGAGCCATCATGGGATACAGGAAAGAAGACATACCGCCTCTGAAGCCAGAGAACGCTTTGCCGATGTTCGAGGTGCGCAACGGCGCATGGGCGGACATCGCGTTCCCCTGCTATTACCTCGATGTCCATCCCGCGCACGACCGCGACATCCACGACTTCTTCGGATACCCGAACCCGAGGCATCCCGACAGGAGCTGCCAGGAGATCGGGGCCATGCCGCACCATGAGCACATCATGTTCTACGAATGGATCGACTTCTTCCATCCGCACCCCATCGACCTCACTTCCGAGGAGGAGGGGTACGAGGAGGCGGCCGTCATCCTCGACGAGCCGACCGAGGGGCTCACCCTCAGGGCCGAGATCGACGACGTGGAGACGAACGTGGTCATGCTGCACGTCAGCGCGAACCTCGAATTCTTCGAGGACAAGCCCATCGAGCGGCGCTTCACGCTGTTCGTGCGGGCGGGCGACAGGATGGACCAGGTGGTCAGGGGAGTCATCTCCGTGCTTCCGGGGCGCAGCCCCCTCAGGGAGGAGGAAGAATAAATGATCCACGAAGAGATGCATCAGCATTACCTGCACATGCTCGCGCCGAACTGCCACGTCCAGGTGCCGGTCCTTTCCGTCATCGGGAAGGGCCCGAAGGGAGCGAGCGGCGGCAGGCTTTACTACCAGCTGATCACGAACGACGACCACACGGAGTTCCAGATCACGTTCACCTACGTCCGCGAAGGCCAGAAGGAATGGGAGTTCACGACCCCGCCGATCCCGTACGACTGGGAGGGCGACCCCGGCGAATGGCCGACGGTCTCCGAGGCGATCCAGGACGCGCTCGACCACATCCACACCGACATGGGCTTCGACGACGACCTCAAGGGCGACGATCCGAACGGGTACACCATCAAGGAGTACATCGACGACGCCATCGCCGACATCGACTTCCCCGACTTCCTCACGCACCTGCACCAGGACCTCGGCTTCCCAGCGGGGATGCTCGAAGGCGACGGCGGGACCGAGGAGCCGAACACCGTATACGAGTACATCAACTTCATCCAGGACGACATCCTGTCGCACCTGCACCTCGACCTCGGCTGGGATCCGACGGTGTTCGAGGGCGACGGCAACGAGACCGACCCCAACTCGGTGAAGGACTTCCTTGAGCAGGCCATCGCGAACCATACCCACAACGTCGGCGACATCGTGATGGGCTGGCCCCTGCCGGTCAGCCTCGGAGGCACCGGCGCCACGGACGGGGACAACGCCCTGAACAACCTCGGGCTCACCCTCGGCGCGCACCCGTGGAAGCTGCTCTACAGCGGAGAGCTGCAGACGGGCGGCAGGACGCCAGCCATCGCCGATCTGCAGAAGTACAGGATCTTCCTCGCGAAGGACGCATGGAAGAACCACGTCGGCCTCGACGGGCAGACCGTCGGCAGGAACCAGGACATCATGATCGGCGTGTTCAACAACTTCGGAGTCGACGCCGAGTCGAACCGCCTCACGCTGTTCCAGGCGAACGACTCCGGCTCTCACACGTACGTCGACACGGCGACGTTCGTCGTGGACCAGGAGTACCCGAACCAGCTCAGGCTGATGTCGTGCTCCATCCACGTCCTGAGCACCTCCGGCGTCGAACACCACCTCGGCCAGATCGAGGAACTTTGGGGGATGATGTAGATGAAATGCTGGATCCAGACAGAAGAAGACGGGCGAATCGTCGCGACGCTCCCGCTCGACACGCCGTTCCCTACCGACGGGTACCGCGAGTTCATCCTGCCGGACAAGCTCGACCACCCGATCGACGACTACCGCGTCTCCGGAGGGGAGCTCGTCTTCGACGAGAGGCCCGTCAACAAGAAGGCGCGCGAGGCGATCGAGGCCGCGAAGAAGCGCGACTCGTTCATCGCAGGCGCGCCCGAGCAGGTGAGCACAATCGAGGACGGCCTCATGGAGGTCGCAGAGATCTCGTCAACCAATGAGACCTCTATCGAGGATTTGACCGACGCCATCATGGAACTGGCGGCGATGATCGGAGGTAATGAGAATGGCTAAGCTTTACGTAAAGCGCATCAAGGCCGGGAAGATGACCATCGAGGAAGTCCCCGAGCATTGGCGCGAAGAAGTCCGCCGCATGCTTGAGGAGGAATAGATGTCTTTCAAGGAAGCGGTGAAGAACGTCATGAAGGGCGGCAAGTACGACAAGAAGACGGCATCGGCCATCGTGGCCAACGCGAGCCGGAACGCGTCCCCTGCCGCCAAGCGGAAGAACCCGAGACTGAACAAGGTGAAATGATATGGCCAGGCAGCACATAGTCGACATAGGAATGAACGACCAGCTGCCTGAAGTCATCCGAAAATGCAACTATAATTTCCGGGTGTCGGCATCGAACCAGAACAGGCAGACGAGGTCTGATATCCGCAATTACAACATCGACACGGCGGACTCCATCGAGGAGCTCCGCCTTGTCTGCGCAGAGCTGGCGGCTGAGAAGAGCACCGTGACGGTCGCGCAGATCCAGGTCGAAGGGCAGGAGATAGCGATCATAACGGTCGACGGTGTCCAGTACTCGCTGTACGCCCCCTCCGGCGGAGGCGGAGAGCCTGCCGGCGGGCCGTACGTCCCGGTCGCGGATACCATCACCTCCACGATGATAGACAGCCTGTTGACTTAAGAAGGAGTGTTTTATGTCTTATTTGGATCCAACAGGTCTTACCCAGGTCTGGGCTAAATGCAAGACCTGGTTCGTCCGGAAGATCACGGCGAACGCATCGCCGACCGGCGTCACCATCACGCTGTTCAACAACAGCGGCGAGAACCCGACGAGCATCGACGCCAACGCGAACCAGGCGACCATCCCGCTGGCCAACACGACCAACGCCGGCCTCATGTCCCCGGCGCAATCCCTCAAGCTCTCGTATGTCGAGGAGGGCGCGCAGGTCAACGTCCAGGCCGACTGGGACGAGACCAACAACAGCGACGACGCATACATCAAGAACAAGCCGAACCTCGCAGCCGTGGCGACTTCTGGCGCGTACGGCGACCTCAGCGGCAAACCGACCATCCCGGACTCCACGTCCGACCTCACCAACGACAGCGGCTTCATCACGTCAGCAGACGTCCCCAGCCCCTCGAACGCCATGCCATCCATGGATGACGCCGACGCATACGTGGGCATCAGCACGGACTATGCCCGCGCCGACCATGTGCATCCTACCGACACGAGCAGGGCGGCGGCATCCGATTTGACCGCGACCGACAACCTGGCGAAGCGCAACAAGGCCATCTGGCATGCCACGTGCTCCACGGCGGCTGGCACGACGGCGAAGGTCGCGACGCTCGACGGCGGCGACACCGCCAACTTCTCCCTCGCGGCAGGCGTGGTGGTCGCCGTGACCTTCACATACGGCAACACCGCGACGACCCCGACCCTCAACGTCAACTCCAAGGGCGCCAAGAACATCGTTATCCCGCATGCTGCGAACTCGCAGATAAGCGGATACGGCACAACCTACAACACCTGGGGAGCCTACGAGACGCTGCTGTTCACCTACAACGGCACCCAATGGGTCCACATGGGTTCTGGATATTTGCAGCAAATGGCTTACGGTCTGGCGACAGATGCCATGCCCAAGAGCGGCGGCACCTTCACGGGCGCGCCCATCTGGGCGAGCGACCCGACCGCAAACAACCATCTCACTCGCAAGAGCTACGTCGACGGAGCAATCGCCACGGCCATCGCCGGCGTGCAGGGCATCAGTTACGAGGTTGTCCAGACGCTCCCTGCCACTGGCTCCGCTGGCGTCATCTACCTCGTCAGCAACTCCGGCACCGCGCCCAACGTGTACGACGAGTACATCTGGGTCAGCAATGCGTTTGAAAAGATCGGCACGACAGCTGTGGATCTTTCGGGCTATTGGAGCAAGACCGAGCTGGTCGCGATGACCACCGCCGAAGTCGACGCCATCTGCGTGTAAGGAGCGAGCATGAGCACGCCTTTTGCAGGCACTACTGCGCTCACCGAGTTCTGGGCCAAGGTCAAAGCCCTCGTGTCTGGCAAGCAGGATGAGCTGGTGAGCGGTACCAATATCAAGACCGTCAACAGCCAGTCACTCCTAGGCTCGGGCAACATCACGACGCCTGACACGTACGACCGCCTGCGGTACAACAACGTCGTATGGGTCAATGCTGCCGTCGCGGCGAAGGCCCTGGCGGCGAACAGGACGGGCGCCGGCTACGAGCCGCTTGTGGCGGGCAACAGCTACGATATAGCATTTCCCATACTTTACGCGCCCAGCGCAGTCGGCCGATCGAATTGGTCTGGCGGCTATCTGGCGTACCCCAACGTTTCCATGTCCACCCTCGGCGTGACCGTCGAAACGACGCAATACGGCCAGGTGCTATGGCTCAAAGGCACGCTCAGCGGCGATTCCTTCACCTTGGCGCCAGAGCCGTTCATCACGATGGCGAAACCCGCATCGGCTGACGGGTATCTGTACCTGCCTATAGGGTGGACCAAGGACACAAACACGTTCTTCTTCCAACACACCCATCAATTCTACGCGTTCACAGACGGAGCTTTCAGGCCGGTGGAATCGGACGGCGGCGGCATCACGCCCGCCGATTACGTCGTGGCGGAAAGCCACACGAGCACGGGCGGCTACCGCAAGTGGAACAGCGGTCGCATGGAGGCGTGGACCAAACGCACCATCAGCACGACCGTCAGCACGACATGGGGAAACCTCTACCGCTCGTCCGACTACTACACGGGCGGCTCCTGGCCCGAGGCGTTCCAATCCTTGCACCACTGCTGGACGCACGTCACGGCCGACGGAGGCGACATGGCATGGTGCGCGTCCGTGTCCTCGGCCACGACCTCGCGCGGCGACAACGTGTACATCCTGCGCGGCTCCACGCTCACATCGTCAAAGACCTTCGTCGTCAACTGGTACGGCGTAGGCACATGGAAATAATACTAGAAAGGCAAGAATATGGAAGCACTACCGCCAATCTGGATCGACGCCTTCGTCAGCGTCATCCGCGACAACCAGACCGCGCAGGTGGCCCTCATGGCCGTCCTGCTCCTCATCCTGCTGGACTGGATCTTCGGCGTGTCCAACGCCATCGCCCACAAGGAGTTCAGCTCCGAGAAGATGAGGGAAGGCATCGGCCACAAATGCAGCGAGCTGGGCTTCTGCCTGGTGGGCGTCGTCATCGACGGGACGCTCATCGGCGGCGTGGACCTTGGCTATACCGCGCCCTGCTTTACGGCCATCTGCATCTACATCTGCCTGATGGAGATAGGCAGCTTGCTGGAAATCTTCTGCAAGATGAACCCCAAGCTGGCCGACAATCCGATCATGCAGCTGTTGAAACAGAACAAGAATGCGATCGCAGAAGGACAGGAGGATTAGAATGGACGAGCTTGATTTCGAGCTGACTCCCGAGATGGAGGAGGAGCTTACCAACGGCAAAGGGTTGGACCATCCGGACGAGGAGGCGGACGATGACAAGGAGTAGCCTCACCGATTACGTCAGGCTCTCCCCGAACCACGACGCGGGGCG